GGCCCCTTCGGGCCCCTCGAGCTTTGCGGCTTGCATCATGCACCCAATTAGTGATCATCTCATGGCTCGTACCGCTAGATCTCGAACGCGCGTACAGCTAGGTCGAACTGGCACCGCAATTGGTGCTTGGTCTACCGGAGCTGTAAACGACACCCGGTCGCTCGTCGACACACATAAGTGTGACGACGCTGTCGGCCGGCCTATTGCGGATTCGTCTTTGACTATCCGCCATACGATTCGAGGCCAGTATAATGGCTATAGCGGTGCTATGACTCACCCGAATGTCAAAGAATGGAAGGTGATGTACGATAAGTACCCCTACCTATTCCAGACGTCCGGAGTGATCGCCCATGTGTCTACAGGGTCTATCGGTGATGGGGGGCTCGGCGCTACCATTCTTGCAAGGACTAATCCTTCAAGACCGGTTGTCGTTCCCCTCACCCTCGTTCAAGACCTTGTCGACATACCCCGTATGCTTAAGGACGTTGGGAGGCTCGCTCTTACTCCTCGCAGGCTACTGAACCCTGTTGAACAGGCAAATCAGTTCCTGGGAGCTAAGTTCGGGTGGCTTCCCCTCATCGATGATGCACATAAGTTGCTGCACCTCCAGCAGTACATCCACGCTCGCGTGGGTGAACTCAAAAGGTTGTACAGCAACGAGGGGTTGAGACGACGCATCACATTGGATAATGCGCACGGCTCTGACTCTAGTGTGCAAACGCTAGTATCAGAGTATGAAGCATACGCTCTCGGGCGCGTCTCTCGAGACACGCAAGAGAAGGTATACGGCACAGTTCGCTGGAGACCAGCGAACTTGTCCGTTGCGTATAATCCGTCGGATGCTGAACTAATCCAGAAAGCCATCCAAGTCTGCTCCGGTCTTACGACTGAAGGAGTCATAAAAGGAGCATGGGATCTTCTCCCGTGGTCCTGGATGGTAGACTGGTTCTCCAATGTAGGAGATTGGCTGACTCAGTCGTCTTCTACAGTCCCTGCAACGCCTACTCACCTCAATTTAATGAGGACGATTACGACGGTGCAGAAGCATTCGATAATCCAGAAGTCTCAATGGCTTCAGGATATGGGTGGCGTCGGGATAGAGCAGACGCTTTTGCGTTCTCCTCTAACCGGATCGCTTGCTGGTTCGCTTCCTACACTGGATGCGAATCGACTGTCCGTTCTGGGAGCGTTGTTCGTTCAGCGCTTTAAGCGCCGGACGTAACTTCCCTCAGAAAGGTACGACTCTATGCTCGGTTCCACTTTTGTTATTACGCTGGATGGTGCGGGCGGGACTGTAAAGACCCTCCCTCTCATCAACCAAGATGGCTACTCGTCGGAATACTTTCTCGACGATGGCGCCGTGACGTACCGCGCGCAAGTGCGGCACTCTCGCGACAATGTCAAGGTCGGCACCCAGCCGTTCGATCGTCACACCGTGACGCTCTCCCGGCAGGTCAAGCCTACCTCTCTCATTCCTCTCGGTTCGCTCAGCCAGACGATTTTCACGATCCGTACGGATCCGAACGCCGTCTCGGCCGACGTCATCGACCTGTCGGAAGCGATGAGCTTCTACATGGTCAAGGCGGGCGGTATCGCCGCGAAGCTCCTGGGCTGGGAATCGTAAAGATTTCCAACCTGGTTTAAAGTGGTTCCAGCCTCTGCAGATCCTATCACACTTGGAGAGTGTAATGGAAACGAAAAGGCTGAGTGAGTTCGTACAAGGACTTTACGGTGCGATGTTTGACGATATCGCACTGGAGTTCCCTGCACTCCGAGCTGAGTTCTTGCGTGATTACAAGCGCATAAGCTCTGCCGTCGACCAGCATGGCCTTCAGTTTGCACTGATTACCATGCCGGATTATCGTAAGCACTTTGACAAGTGCCTCGATAATGGACACCTAACTTCTTCCCATATGATCCATTTCGGCTCATATAGGTCGAAGAGACCAGTCCCTCGTCTTTTCAAGGGATTGATTCTGCGTGTTTTCGACGATTTCGGTGAGTTGAGATCTTGTCCTGATGTGCGGGCCATATTCTGGCTAAGGCAGCTCTTAGGAGCCGCTCGAAAGCTGAAGCTGGACTGCTCTGACCAGTCAGTTTGGGAACAGACTGATGAGTTCTTCAAGACAGATGCTGCGGTCGCGTCGCCCAGTACTAACTGGAGTGACCCTACTGACCGGTCTATTGATCTTCGGAGTCTCGCTCTTAGCGATACCCTTCATGGCAATGACCGGTGTGAGCAAACTGAGTTATTCAGTGAGCTTACCAGCAATCCCGCCCTGGGGCTACGAGGTGTCCTTGACTCCGTTCAGGAAGTCGCAGACATACTCGTGTCCTCCATTGGACGCTTCGAAGCGTCCGAGTGGGATTCTCGACACGGACCTGGGGCCGTAGCTGAGCGACTGCGCAATGGCAAGTATGCCTTTGAGCACTGGCCAGCTAAGCTTGAGTCGGTCTTTCCTTACTCGGTTTGGGGAGTTTCCTCCCCTTCCGCGCTGGTTGACCAACCTCCGGTCGTGTCTCTTGCTCAATTTGAGCACGAGACGTCAGCCCGTCTGATCTCTGTCCCAAAGACGCTTAAGGCGCCGCGGCTTATTGCCGCCGAACCTGTAGCTCATCAATGGTGTCAGCAGGTCATTCGGGATTATCTGATGACCAGATCCAGCCAAACTCTGATTGGTTCCTTTGTCGCCTTCCGGCGGCAAGAGCTTAGTCAAGAGATGGTCCGGAAAGCGTCCATCGACGGTTCTCTGGCTACAGCCGACTTGTCGGCTGCCTCAGACCGATTATCCTGCTACGTTGTCGAAAGAATATTTCGCACCGTACCATCTGCTGTTGAGGCCTTTAAGGCCGTACGCACCAGGTGGATGACGCAGGAGCTAGATCGTTTCCGTCCGAAGCATTTGCTTCTTCGGAAATTCTCTACGATGGGTTCAGCCCTTACCTTCCCAGTTCAGTCGATTGTTTTCACTGCCATCGCTCTTGGTTGTACTCTGTACACCCAGGGGCGGAGGCCATCGATTGCCAATCTTCGCAAACTGCGAGGGCAGGTTCGGGTGTTTGGTGACGATATTATCGTCCCCACACCCTGCTTGGAACTCCTCGGGAACACCCTTCATTGCCTAGGCTTGAAGGTTAATGCCGCTAAGACTTTCGGAACCGGGAGGTTCCGCGAGTCTTGTGGCGAGGACGCGTATGGGGGTCACACTGTGACCACCATTAACGTGAACGAGTTCCCGCGTAAGTCCGCGCCAGGAGCCGTTATGTCGTCCGTTGATGTGCACAACAACCTTTATAACAAGGGAATGGTGCATACTGCGGCCTACATAAGAAAGACAGTCGAACGACTGGGCTACAAGTTCCCAGACGTTAAGCCGTCTTCTGGCGCTCTCGGGTGGAGTAACGACATAGGCTTCGACTACTCCCGCTTTAAAAAGCGGTGGAATCGAGCACTTCATCGTTACGAGGCACGCATCCACACCGCCAAGGCAGTAGTGGACCGGGTCTCGCCCGGGGGATACCCCGACCTGCTCCAGTTCTTCACTGAAGCACCCCGTGTGGTCTCGAGTGCGGTTAGCACTCTAGGCTTCACAGTCGGGAGACCTAAGAACAAGCTAGTTCTTGGGTGGGCTGCCCTACAGCAGTAGGGTATGAGGTTTGGAGATAAGTTTCTACCTTTCGGTGGAGACCCACTCTCACTTACTTCGAAGAGGT